CCATTACTCGCTTCAGCTTAATCTTTATCGATATTTGTTGAAAAGCGAGGGTTATATAGGCGCTAATACGCAAGTTGAGATGGCCCTAATTCATATCAACGATGATGATTTTAGATGGATTTCGGTTGATGTAATGGAGGATGAAATTATAAAGATGTTGGGGGAATACAATGGATGAAAAGAAAAAGCTTTCCGAGGTCAAAAAACAAGTTAGAGCGCTTGAAAAAAGAGCCTCAAACATTAAGGCGAAAATCGAGAGGCTAACGCCCCATTTAACCAAAGTAACAAGGGCGAGGGATATTAATAACGGAAGGTTTGAAAAGATGACATTCCGGGGGTTTTGCGCCCATTACAATATCGATTATCCTACGGCTTGTCAGCGCTATATGGACGGCTGGACGCTTGATGAAATCAAGACAATGACAAGGAGGGCATCATGATAGTTTGTGACAGAAAAGATTTTATAGATTGCTGTAATGGCGATTTGCTTATCAATGAGCGAGGAAGTGTTACTTGCCTTGGAGATAGGGCCACGGCCGCAGTCAAAGCGTCTGATGAAGGTCATGATGTCTTTCTGACTCATAACGGCGTCATTGTTTCGGTTATGGTCGATTTTAGCGAAATGACCTATGAAGATTACCTGCGGAGAAAAGCGAACGATGATTGATTCCAGCTTCCAGAAAAAAGTGCTGGCTTGCATGGTGAAGGTTTCGTCCTTTGGTGCCGTTGCAAGCCAGCACATAAAAGCAAGTGACTTCGAAGGGACGCTTCATAAGAATGTAGCCAAAGCCATACTTGACTATCATCAAAAGTATGGAAGCTGTATCACAAATCATGCTTTTATAACGATTATGAAGGCCGAGTTCAAAGACGATAAAGATGAACTTATCGAGCATTTAAAGGCGTTCGGAGAGATAAAAGAAATCGATGTTTCAGATGCCGATTTTGTCTTGGATCAACTGCTTGATTTTATCAAACTGTCAAGATGGAAAGGCTTGATTGAAACGGCAGTTGAAAAGCACCTCTCTAAAGACCGAAAAAAGCCCGATATTGACGGTTTGGAAAAGGGGGCTATGGATATACTCAATATCTCCAAAGTGACCTCTGGCGGGACATATGATTACTTCTCCGAAGAGAATATCAGAGAGAGAGCCAAGGCAAGATATGACGGCTTGACGATCAATCCGGGGATCGGAACGGGCATACCCGAATTAGATGGAAAATTGAATGGTCGCGGCTGGATGGCTGGCGAACTGTATTTGATTTTGGCACCTGCGAAAATGGGTAAAAGTCAGATGCTTTTGTGGAGTTCAAACGCTGCCGTTTTACGCGGGAAAAACGTCTGCCATGTGACGCTTGAAATGAGCAAGCAGATTTGTTCATCAAGGCTTGATGCCCTTAACACCGGAATCCTTTTTAAGGATTTGCCCGTTCGATATGAAGACTGTCAAAATATAATGACAAAAAAGGCGTCCAAATTGAGCACTGGTGGTTTAAAAATTATTGAATATCCGACAAAATCACTTACGCCAAGTATGTTACGTGAAGAGCTGAAAAAACTTGAAAGATCGGGTTTTAAAATTGATCTGTTGTGCGTCGATTATGTAGACCTTTTACGGTCTACGATGAGAGACGGGTCAAAGTGGGACATGCAAGCTGATTGTGTCGAACAACTGAGGGCCATTGCCGGTGAACTACAAATTCCTGTTCTCTCGGCATCGCAGATAAATCGCTCAGGAAAAGGTAAAAGCCTTACTGATGGTGGGGACATAGCGGGCTCTTTTGAGAAGGTCGCCGTTGCCGATCAAATCATAACACTTGCCCAAACTGATGATGAAAGGGCAGATAGCCATTTGCGTATCCGCCTTGCCGAGGGCCGAAACGCAGCCAGTGGAATAATAAAGATCGAAACGGCTTTTGAATCGGGTCGGTTTTATGCAAGTACGGTTGGGGTTGACGATTAAATAAACACTGATTTGGGTGATAAAATGAAATGTTTTCTTTGCAAAGGCAAAAAACACACAAAAAGTTTTGATATCGTCATTTCAATATTAGGAGCGAAGCAATGAGCGTTGACGCCTACCTTGAGAATTTCGAAACCTATGAATCATCCGGTGGAAACAGGTTAAGTAAGTGTTTAATTGACATACATAAAAAGTGTGTATATATTATAAGGTAACGAGGTAGATATGAATAAAAAAAGAATGAATTTTATGATCCCAAAGTCGCAGGTTGAAATACTGAGAGCCAGGTCAATTTCGGATGGCTTAACGATGTCGGATATTATCAGGCGCGCTTTGGATTTATACTTTAGGGAGACTGGTAATGGGGAAGCGGATAAATGCAATGGGGAAAAAGTTTGGCAGGCTAAGAGTGATTGAAAAAGCAGAAAATAAGGGGAAGCATACTGCTTGGTTGTGTAAATGTGATTGTGGCGCTAAAAAAGTAGTTACCACAGGCCATCTGACAAGGAAAAACAACCCCGTACGATCTTGTGGATGCTTGCGAAGAGAAATGGCATCAAAATGCAACATGACACATGGAAAAACACATCACCCTTCTTATAGAACTTGGGTAGGTATGATGGATAGGTGTTATGATTTAACTGCCGATTCATATAAGCATTATGGTGGGAGGGGTATATTTGTTTGTGATAGGTGGCATGATGTAAATAATTTCATTACCGATATGGGCGAAAGGAAGGACGGCTATAGTATTGAAAGAATTAACGTAAATGGAAATTATGAACCAAAGAACTGTAAGTGGATTAGAATTGAAAAACAAGCACAAAACAAAAGAAATACGATTTGGGTTGACGGAATGTGCCTTGCTGAGTGGTGCAGAGAGTATTCTATTCCATATCTTTTAGCATATAAACGCCTTATGAGAGGCTGGAGTTTAGAAAGGGTGAAAAATGATTGAAGTTCCACAATATTTTCAAAATAATTTCGATTATTATGAGTCCTCCGGCGGTAATATTAGAATAGTAGGTGGCCTTGAATGTCCTTATTGCAATAAAAAGGGTAAGCTCTACGTCAAACCTTCAAAGCATTGGATATACTGTTTTCATTGTTCAAAGAATTATAATTTGATCGAGTTTGTTTCTGATTTCGAAGGGATATCAAAAGCTGAAGCCAGAAAGCTCTTGACTGAAAACAAAGCTCCCGATCACAAATACACCCCGACCAAGCCCAAGGCGGAGATAAAAACCGATCCAAAACAATACTTCCCAAGCCTCACAGAATTGCCTCAGAGAGCGATTGACTATTTCGCCCATAGGAACATACCCACATCAGCTTTAAGACATTTCAGGGTGCTCTATAGCCCTTCAAACGATATATTCAATGACAAGCTCATATATACGTCTGATAGGGTTATATTCCCGATTTTCGATATCAATGGCAAACTCCATTCATGGCAAGGTAGGGATATTTCCGGGAAGTCCAGCGTTAAATATCTCATGTCCCCCGATTGCAAACCAAGTCAGCATCTTTTTAATGCGGATAGAGTCCCCAAAAACCCTGATTACCTAATCGTCACAGAGGGGGTAATGGATACTATAGGCTGGTTTAAGAATGGCTTTAAAAATGCTGTTGCAACGTTTGGAAAGAAGATATCTAAAGAGCAGATAAAGTTGATAAGGCAGATTAATCCAAAGGCCTTGTTTATCGCTTGGGATTATGATTGTTATTCGGAGATGGCAGGTTTTTATTCAAAAGTCGAGCACTTGATTAAAGCGGTCAGAATTATTGAGATGCCAGACGGTAAGGATGCCGACGAGTGTTCAAGTGATGAGTGGCTGAATTGTTTCAGGGATTCAAGCGCTCTTGATTGGAAGAAAAAGGTTCTTTCAAAATTATAGATGATTTAGGTATTGAGATAGTTCGTATCTTTTCATAAGTTTTTCAAACGTTTTTGTTGTTTCCTCATCGAGTTTCTTTGACGTCTCTTCCCCTTCTTTCGCCCCAAGTCCCATTATGAAGGCGCTCCATACTTCCGGCATTAGCGATTTGATAAAGACGAGTACTTCACCGGGCAAGAATCCATAGGCCACCGCAAAGTTGCCTATTCTTTTGATTGGCAAATTTGCCCTGCCGGATTCGATCATAGATATTAGATTCTTGTTTCTGTAATTCAGTCTGTTTGCAATTTCGATTTGCGGCTGTCCAGACTCTTCTCTTTTTGCTTTTAAGAGAGCACCGATAGCGACATGAATCATCTGTCCTTTTTCCATTTTATTTCCTCTTTATTTATTGCCATTGAACTTCCATGTAACGCCCACTCTAAAGCATGTTTTTCGGTATTTGTCAATAAACATATATTTATTTATTTTTTCTCTTGACTTAATTTTTAAAGTGAGATATATATTTATTTAACATTAACAAAAACGGAGAGAAAAAATGAATCATTTAGAGAAGTTGGCAAAATCGATTAGTAGCAAAGACGTTTCTTTGGTATTTGAGGGAAGCGGGGCGTATTCAGATGGAAAGAAGATTGTTCTCCCATCAATGACAACTAAATCCCTTGAGAAGAAAGAAGTTGCCGATGCTTTGAGAGGGTACTGTGACCATGAGCTTGGCCACGTGCTGTTCACCGATTTTGAGATTTTAAAGGGTCTCGATAAGGCCACAAAGAATGCCCTCAATCAAATAGAAGATTTAAGGGTCGAACGTCTCATGATTGATAAATATATCGGCATGAGGGCGAATCTGGAAAGCACCGTACACTCTATATATGAGAAGTACGGTAAAAGTCTCGACAGAAACAACCCCTTACATTGGATGGGGGTTGAGGGACGCAAGCGTTATGGGATTAGATACAGCGATCTTGACGGCGATTACTCCGCCAAGATTGCTGAACTTTATGGGGGCGATTTTTTAGATAGGGTTGATAGGCTTAAGTCCACACGTGAGGCCCTTGATCTTGCAAAAGAAATAGTCAACCAAGGCTCTGAAGATTCTGATTCTGAAGATTCTGATTCTGAAGATTCTGAAGATTCTGATTCTGGCCCTGAAAATTCTGATTCTGAAAATTCTGGTTCTGAAAATTCTGAAGATTCTGGCCCTGAAAATTCTGAAGATTCTGGCCACTCACCAATCGAAGATCATGAAAATATTTTCGATAAACTCAAAGGGGAAATTGAAAGCAAAGCAAATGATCTTGATGGATATCGGGTTGCTTCAACCAAATATGATGAAATAAAATATCCTGATACAAACAAGCTGAAGGGACTTCATCTTATCCAATATAATCAGAGCAAAAAGGAAATTTCGAGGTTAAATGTCATCAAGCAAAAAATGATTCGGTTGTTTAAATCTTCCAAGGCTTCAAAGTGGCAGTATGGCATGGATGAGGGCAAGGTAAACCCAAGGGCACTTGCCAAAGTTAAAGCCGGAAATCGATCCGTCTTTAAGCAAAAATACGTTGCTCCCGAAGTAAACACGGCAGCAACCTTTCTAATTGACTATTCAGGGTCTATGGCCGTCGAGTGTAGAATTATAGAGGCCAAGAAGGCAGCCATTATTTTTATGGAGACCCTTGAAGCGGCAGGGGTAAAAACTGAAGTTCTCGGCTATACAACAAATGGTAAGACTCCCAAAGACATAAACCATAAAGATGTTGACAAATATGGAAGAGCAGAAGGGCTTTTGACCTACATCGTCAAGTCCTTTGATGAAAGACTTTCGTCGGAAGTAAAGGCAAGGCTGTATGCGGATCATGCCATGCTGAATAACGCCGACTCTGAATCTGTCAGAATTGCTTATGACCGGATATCGACAAGGCCGGAAAAAAGGAAAATCCTTTTCGTTTTGACCGATGGAGATGTTGCTTGCTATGGCAACATAAAGGTCGGAAAAAAAGAGCTAAAAAGGGTAGTATCAGGAATTGAAAAAGCAGGAAGGGTTGAAATTATCGGAATCGATTTTTTCAGCGGTAACACTTCGAAAACATACTCCAATGTCATTGAAATTCAAACTGGAGACAGCCTATCAGAAAAGATTCTTTTCGGTGTTTCCAAACTACTAAAATAACAACCTACGGGGAGAATGAAAAAAAAATCATTTTCCTTATATTTTTTCTTGATTTAATTTTTAAAGTGAGATATATATTTACTTAACTGAACAGCGAACAGCGAACATCGAAACACTTAAAAAAATGGAGAGAGAAAATGTTGAAATGTGAGATTTGCGGATATGAGGGTGAAGTTTTGGAAAGACACATTAAAGATAAGCACGGTCAAACCGTACAGGAATATGCAGAGAGTCATCAAGGGGCTGAGGTGCTCTCTGATAAGGCCAAATCCCTTCTGGCAGCTCGGAAGGTCAGAAAAGAGTCCGGGTTTTTTGCTTTCAACATTTCGACTCTTTTTGGGGTCGAATTTGAAGCCAAAAATGAAATTGAAGGTTTCCTAAATCCGCAGGATACAACTCCAGATATTGATCCAGCATACGTTTTTCAGAAAGACGGCCTTCTGGCTTGTTTGGCTGGCGTTGAACTTCCCAATGAGAGGGTTTTTTTAACGGGTCATACCGGATCGGGTAAATCTTCGATTGTTCAACAGGTAGCTGCTCGACTCAACTTGGGCTTCTGCCGGATTAATTGTGATAACGATATCACGAGAGCAGACTTTATCGGTCAGTATACTCTCAAGGGCGAGACCATGGAGTTTGTTTACGGCCTTCTTCCCAGGGCCATGATGGAAGGCCAAGTTCTTCTACTTGATGAAATCGATGCTGCAAATCCGGGCGTTGTGCTTGTTCTTCAATCTGTCCTTGAAAAAAACGGCAAGCTTACTATCCCTGAAACTGGAGAGACTATCACGCCTCACAAAAACTTTCGAATTTTCGCAACCGGGAACACTCGGGGTCAAGGTGATGATACCGGAATGTATGCTGGAACGCAGCCTCAAAACGGGGCCATGATCGACCGTTTCACATGGGTTGAGGTAATTAATTATCCCGACAAGAAAACGGAAAAAAGGATCGTTGTTTCGGTCTCGGGCATTTCAAAAGAGATTGCAAAAAAGATCGTTGAGGTAGCAACACTTATTCGAGAAGCCTATGAAAACGGAGACATTTCCGTTACCATGTCAACCCGAACATCGATCAATATCGCTGAGAAAATTAAAATGCTCGGTGATGTTGAAAAAGCTTACCGGGTAGCTTTCCTAAACAAATGCAATCCAGAGGACGAGACTTTCGCCAAAGAAGCTATTCAGCGGGTCTTTGGGTAAATAAACACTTACTTGACCACCTTTCGGGGTGGTCATAAGGGAGGCCATTATGAAGAAAATGAAGGCTTTGAAGTACGATAATAAATGTTCTGATTGTGAGGTTAAACTTCCCGCCGGAGATTCTGCCTTTTTCGAGGTTGACGAGGATTTAACCTCTGGAAAGAAAACTTGGACGTTCTGGTGTGATAGATGCGGGAGGAAAAAATTAAAGGAAGCGGGTGAAGCCCCACCACTCCATAAAATTCTTTCAGACGCAGGAGCAGGAACGGTTTCCCTCAACGATCTTATGAAACCGAAATCAAGCTCAAATAAGGACAGAAGAGTAAATGCCGATCATGTTATTCACGGGTCATCGGTCATAGAGGGGTCACTTGAATATTACAAACAAAATGCGGCCTGGAGGTGATAAGTGATTGACTTTGTTCATCTTCATGTCCATAGCCACTTCTCCCCTCTCGACGGTTTAGGGAAGCCACATGAGATCGTCAAGAAAGCAAAAGAACAGGGATCATCTGCTATTGCCATAACCGATCACGCTTCGATTTCATGCTTTCCCGATTTTCAAAAAGCATGTAGTGAGCATGATGTCAGTCTGATTCTTGGCTGTGAATTTTATGTCGTTGATCGGGTCGCCCCCCCTGAAAAGGGCGAACCAAAAGAAAACCGATATCACTTAACGGTTTGGGCTAAAAGCTGGCAGGGCGTCAAATCGATCATGAAGCAGCTTTCTCTTGCCAATCATCAGTTTTATTACCGCCCGAGATTGTCGTTTGAGCAGATTCTTGATTTTGAAGACTGCTTTATCGGAACGGCCTGCTGCTTCGGTGTTTTGTCCCACGATCATTATGGCGGCGTCTATCAATCCCTAATCGAGAAATACAAGGGCGATCTCTTTCTTGAAATTATGCCTCACGTCGTAAAATTGGACGATGAGAGCGACGTTGACAGCCAAGCCATAGTAAACCATAGGGCAATCGAATTAAAAGCTAAATACGGTGGAAATCTGCTTTTAACGAATGACGCCCATTATGTGAATCGATCTGATGCTGAGATTCACAGAAATTTGCTTTGCGCCCAATACCGGAAAAAGATTCAGGATTTTTCTGGATGGGGAGATGCGTTTTATATGCGATCGTTTGAAGAGATGGTAAAGGCCGCACTTGAAATTAAGCTATCTCCATCGCAAATTGAAGAAGGTGTAAAAAACACGTCCCTCATCGCTTCACAATGTCATATCGAGAAACCAAAATTTCAAGTCACCCTGCCGTCTATTTACGAAAGCGATAATGACGCCTTTACACAGATTATTGTTGATGGTTGGAATGAAAAAATAAACGGGGTTATCGACAACATAGGCCCATATTTTGACCGAATGACTCACGAAATTAAAATTATAAAAGAGATGGATTTTATTCGGTATTTTTTGATTGTTCATGATGTTGTGACATGGGCAAGGGGCAGGGGTATTCAAATTGGGCCTGGACGCGGCTCGGCAGGTGGTAGCCTTGTCTGCTATCTTATGGAAATCACGCAGGTTGATCCAATAAGATTTGGCCTATATTTTGAGCGCTTTCTTAACCCTGCCCGCATCTCGATGCCGGATATTGACATTGATTTTCAAGATAGCCGAAGACATGAGGTTTTTGAATATGTTTCAGAAAAATATGGAAAAGATAAAACCGCCTTTGTTAATACTTTTTCAGTGCTTAGTGGCAAGTCTGCTTTTAGGGATGTTTGTCGTAGTCATGGTATTGATAGTTTCCAAGTCAATAACTTATCAAAGCAAATCGACGATTCGGAGAGCTTTGATTCGGTTCCAGAGCTTATATCTTTCAAGGAAAGGCACCCTGAAATTGTAAGTATTTCTGAAAAATTGGATGGAACCATAAGGCAGGTTGGCCGTCACGCATGTGCGCAAATAGTTTCAAGCCATCCACTTAACGAGGTATGCGCTCTTGAGAGGCGCAAGGATGGCGATAGAGAGGTTTTTGTCACGAACTGGGATAAGCGCCAATCTGAATCGTTTGGTCTTCTTAAGATGGACTTTTTGGGTCTTTCAACGCTTACTCTCTTTTCACATGCAAAAGAGCTAATCAGGAAGAGAACAGGGACATATATTGATTTTGTTAAAATACCGCTTGATGACGACAAGACGCTGAAGTTATTTCAGCGAGGCGAGACGGTCGGCGTATTTCAATTTGAGGGCGATTCAATGCGCGGTCTTTTAAAATCAATCTGTCCTGATGATTTTATGGAGGTTGCCCTTGCAACGGCATTATACCGCCCCGGAAGCCTTGAATCTGGGCAGACCGAAAGATACGTAAAAATCTCTAAGGGCGAAGTTGAAGAATCCTACTTGACCGAAGAATTAAGGCTTATTTTAAAAGAGACAAAGGGTGTCATGGTCTATCAGGAGCAGATCATACAAATCTTTAATGTACTTGGTGGCTTTACTCTTGCTGAATCTGACCAAATGAGAAAAATCATCGGAAAAAAACTTGGAGAGGATGAGTTTGAAGCGCATAGGGAGCATTTTATAAACGGTTGCATTGACAATGGAATTGATGAAAAGATAGCCGATCAAATTTTCACTGACATGGTTAAGTTTTCAGGGTACGGATTCAATAAATCGCATTCTGTGGAATATACTATGATTTCATGGTGGGCAGCATACCTTAAAGTTCACTATCCGATCGAATTTATGGCCGCTGCTCTTTCTATCTCCGGTTCCGATACCAATACGGCAAATTTAATCTTGGAGGCCAAGCGTTTAGATATCAAAATTCTACCACCGGATATCAACACATCTGGCAATATGTACGGGGTTGACAGAGATGACAATATACGATATCCGCTTTCAGCCATTAAAGGTGTTGGGAAGAAGGCCGTTTCTGTCATTCTTGATGATAGGGAAAGCAATGGGCCATTCAATGATTTTGATGATTTTAAAGATAGAGTACCAAAACGACAGTGTAACAAAAGAGTCGCAGAAGCGCTTGTGAGGGCAGGGGCCTTTGAATCTCTTGGGGTTATCGAGGGAGATTCAAAAATAAGGATAAAGAATTTTTTTGAATTAATCTCCGGTTATGCTGAAATTCCATCAATTGAACTCAAGGAAGATTCAGCAAGAGTAAAGGAATGTGTTGATTTTGTAGAGCAGTATGAAGCGTGTTCATCTGAGATAGGAAAATCGTGTGTTATTCCAAGTATATTTGAGAATTATTCAGGCGTTATGATCATCAATGGATTTACCAAAAAACAAAGGTCTGTAACTGGCGGGAAGCATAACGCAGAGCTCTTTTCTATCTTGAAAAAAAACGGGATTAAAGAAAATCAGATTTATTACACGTCACCCTTTAAGTGCGCTTCTACCAGAAAAAAATGCCAGTCTAAGTGCCCGGAAATGCTGAAAAAAGAAATTGAGATTGCAAAGCCAAAGCTCATTATTTGCTTTGCTATTGATGCCATTCCAGTGTTTGAGAAGGGCGGCAAAATGGCAAATTTGAATGGTAAATTTTTGTATAATTCTGAGTTTGATTGTTATGTTCTTTTTTCATATTCTCCGCAATATGCTTTTTATAAAAGCGGGGATGTTGAGGAAAAATTTATAAAAATCATGGAAATGGCCGGAAAGATGATAGGTGAATAGTATGGAGGAAATGTATATTTGTCCGGGATGCAAAGAGCTTCGCTTAAGTAGCGACTACAGGGCCAAAGGCAAAAGAGGCAAAACAAGCCGCAGAAAGTTATGTAAATATTGCCGAGAGATGGGAATCACAACATACTCGGTTATGAGAAAAAAGAGAGCGGCAAGAGAAGAGGCGGTTTGTCGGGTGTGTAAAAAGACGCTGAAGCTAAAAGAGTTTGAAGGGAATAAATTCAACTGCGATCCGTACAAGTGATCAAACTATGTTTGTTGGCGGTGTCGATATGATTTGTTTTGATGATGATATTAGCGGATTCCTTAAGTATGTTTCGGGCTTTGTTGATATCGATCCGGCAAAAGCGTGTATTGATTGTAGAAATACTGATAGGTTTCGAGAGTTTATGGCCTATTGTAAGCGAGTAGAAAATAACGCCTCAGCGGCAATGCAAAGAAAAAGAAAAAAAATATCTTGACTTGGTTTTTAAAATGAGATATATATTTACTTAACATTAATCAAACACAAGTGAGGGACGATGGAAGAAGATTATAGGAGCTTAGAAATAGACGAGGCCAATCTTTCAAAAGAGATGGCCGAGCAACCCGCAAAGTTTATGCGGGTTTGCGAGATGTATTGCCGAGCTATGGGAAATTATGACGTGGCCCGACACAAACAAAAAGGCTTGTACGCCATGCTTGACGGAGAGATCAGAGACAAGGCTCGTCAAGATGGCGAAAAGATTACGGAAAAGGCAATCGAGTTTAAAATCGAGGTAAACCCAACATATTCCGCTCGATCTGCTGAAACCATCAGGCTAAAGGTTCAAATGGAAATCACAAGAGGACTAAAAGAGTCGTGGCACATGAGAAACGATTCTATTCAAGCAATGGCCCGCTCCCAAAGAGAAGAGCGGTATCAGGCAAACACTACTACGCTTTCAGAATTGGCAGGTAAATAAACACTTATTTAAGGGGATTTCAAAATGAATTTGACGATCAGAAAAGAATCCGAAGTCGCAGCGATAAACGAAGAAGAATTGAAGCGGCTTGCCTCATTAGTCAGCAAGGAAGATGAGGTCAATGAGGGTTTGGCAGTTCTTAAGATCAATTACGACAACGAGTCCAAAATTGCAGAACCCGGGCAGTGGGTTTTGGGCCAGAGGAAAGGCCCTGATGGAGTAATTACAGAAGAGGGGTTAAGGGTTATTGCAATGATTCCTATCGTGACCCGTAACGCTTACAGCTATTACAATCAGAAAGACCCCAAATTGAACTGCAACTCCCCTCTTTTTACGGATTATCGTGAAGAGATAAGGGGTTCGCGTCTGAAGAATATTTGCGGCCCTTCCTGCCCCATGAGAGAAAAAGAGGGAAGCGACAAGTGTAAGGCTCAAAAAATTGTCTTTGGCATTGCCGTTACAGAAAAAGATGGGCTGATTGATTTTATCTACAGAGCACAGGGGGCCAGTTTTATGCCCCTTGCAAACTATATTGACGAGGCCAAAGTCCTGTTTGTGAATGGCCGCAAGGTCAATGTTCCGATTTGCACCAATGTCTGCGCTCTTGGGTCGGAAAAGAATAAAAATGGGTCGATTGTTTACTATATCCCGACATTTGAAAAATCCGGCATTTTGTCCGCTGATGATATCGAAAAGCTGGTGGCAAGGCGGGATGAGATCGGCGCTTATATCGATAACATGAACGCAAGAATCACAACCGAGGTAAAGGTTGAGGAAGAACCGAAACCAGGCACCAAAGCGGCAGATCCCGAACCTTCAGAATCGGTGGATGTAATTGATGCGGAGATTGAAAAATCAAAGGTTGAAAAACCGGCATCTCTGGAAAGCGTCTTGGGTGCGTCTGTTGATAAAGATTCAGCCGAAGCAAAAGACGATACTCCATTTGATCCAACGGAGCCGTCAAAAGACAATGACGACATTGCAAGTGCAATTGCGGGAATTTTGTCGGAGATTAAATAGAAGGGATGGGGGGGCGAGAGAGAATCTTTCCCCCCCAAAAAATGAGCCAAAATACACTTGGAGAGAGATAATGAACCCATTTAAGAAAATCTTATCATCCACACATAGCAGAGGTCAACGAAAAAGCGCCATGAGGTACTTTGAGTTGGTGTTGAAAGATGCAAGCCAAATGAAAAGGCGCATGGCCAACATTTTCATCGTTGACAGCGAAATGGGCGTGGTCAGTACGTCAGAAGAAAATCGATGGGAGACAATATAATGTCGGATTTTATAGATGAGCTATACAATCTTATTGGCAAAAATGACTCCAACCAGTCCGTCAAGGATTATCTGACAACGGGAATTTTGCCGCTTAATAAGATTCTTTCAGGTAGATACGACGGCGGCATTCCGGTTGGACGTATCACGGAAATATACGGCCAGTCGAGTTCCGGGAAAACCATGATAGCAACCATGGCCCTAATTAACACCCAAAAGAAAAAAGGCATTGCCGTATTTCTTGATTATGAACATGCCTTCGATGTTGAACGGGCCAAGTCACTCGGTCTTTCAACGAATGAAAAAAAATGGATTTATAAGCAGCCCAATTCCGCCGAGGACGGTTTTGAAATTGCCGAAAAAATCATGGACATTGTGAGAAAATCGGATGCCAAAATTCCTATTACAATTGTTTTCGATTCCATTGCCTCAATGATTACCAGAGCGGAGCTTGAGGCCAAGTATGATCCGAACATGAAAACCAAATTATCCCTTGCTACGCTTATGTCGTCTGCTCTTAAGCAGATTGCTTCAAGGGCTTCAAAGCTTGATATCACGACTATTTTTTTGAATCAGGTTCGAGTAAACCCCGGTGTAATATACGGCAATCCTGAATATACCGCCGGTGGTAATGCCATGAAGTTTTACGCCTCTGTTCGGGTAAAACTCGTAAAAGGCAAAAAGATCGAAAATGAGAACAAGCAGATCATCGGCGAGACCATAACCGCTAAGGTTGAAAAAAATAAGATCGCAAATCCATTTCAGGAAATCACATACAATTCGGATTTTGACATGGGGGTAGATCTTGAGACCACACACATTAATGCTCTTGCTGATATGGGTAAATTGGGCGGGTCAAAGGGCTTTGTTGAATTTGAAGGTAAAAAATGCAGAAAAAAACAGTTAGTTGCCATGTGTCGGGCTGACAAATCCACTTATGAAAAGCTGATGAAGATGTTCGTAGAGGAAAAATGATGCCAAAGGTTTACAACTTAAAAATTGATGATTTTCCGGTCGATGCCGTTTATGTTGGGCGTTGGTCTGGCTTTGGAAATCCGTATACGATCGGGATTAATGGTTCAAGAGACGAGGTTTGCGATATGTTTGAGGCCATGGTTAAAAGAGACAAAACATTTCAGAAAAAAATTATTTCCAAGCTGAGAGGTAAGGATCTTGTTTGTCATTGCAAGCCAAAAAGATGCCATGCTGATTTTCTTTTGAAGGTAGCGAATGGGGAGAAAATATGAAAATCCTATTTTTAGCCGATATCCATTTTCATAATTATAAGCCGTTTTCTCATATGACGGATCAAGGAGAAAATTCACGGCTTATTGATATTTGCAATACAATTGACGCGGCCTTTGAAATCGCAGACGAACATCTTTGCACTCATGTTTGCGTTGCCGGGGATATCTTCCACACAAGGGGATCGCTTAAGCCTTCTGTTATTGCAAGGGCCAAAAAGGTTTTTTCCGACAGGCATCAGGAAGTCATTATGATTCCCGGCAATCATGATATGGAATTTTACAAAGGCGGATATACGGCCCTTGAGGTTTTTCAAGGGATGTCTGGAGTCGGCATTTATGAATATCCACAACTTATTGCGGTTGGAAAAAAAATAGCGGTTGTCATTCCGTATATTCACGATGTCGAAGAGTTTAAAAGACAATTTAACTCATTAAAGCCACACCCCGAAAAAGACATTGCTTTTATTATGATCCATCAGGGCATTGACGATCCAGAATCCGACATTCCCCCATCTGGCATCAATCCTGATTTTCTTTGTGATGGGCATAATGCTACCGTTTTTGCCGGACACTATCATGGCCATAAGATATACAATGACGGCCAGTGCATTCAGATCGGCGCTCCGCTTCAACATAGTTTTTCAGATATCGGAAGTGAAAGGGGTTGTTTGATTTTCGATACTGATATTCAAGAAGCCGTTTTTTACCCCATAAGCGTTGCTCCAAAGTTTGTCGAAATTGATAAGCTCACAAAGAAAATTGAAAAAGAAATTGCCGGAAATTTTATTCGTATCAATGCAAAGACCGAGGCATCTGCAAGAAAAATCATGAGTCAACTGGATGAATCGGGGATTGAATCCATTGTGAAGCTGGAGAAGGATTTTAAAACGGCCCATGAAGCGTCCATATCTATCGATAGTCCGCTTAAAATGCTTTCGGAATACATTGACTTGCAAGAAGACATGAAACCTCTAAAAACGGAAATTTTAGCCCTTTTTGAAGAGCTTTCAACGGAGGCATAAAAAATGAAAATTAAATCGGTTAAAATCAATAATTTTATGGGTATAGGGTCTGCTGATGTTTCCTTAAACAAAGGCGGCATTACGCTTATTCAGGGGAGCAACAATGATTCAAAAACGGCATTGAGCAATGGATCGGGAAAAAGCTCGTTGCTTGAGTCTGTATACTGGGCAATTTACGGAAAAACAAAAAGAGGGCTTACCGCCGATAGCGTTATCAACCGACACGATAAAAAAGCTGGATGCCATGTTGATGTTGCGTTTCAACTTGGAGAAAATGCATACTCTATTATTCGATCAAGAAAAGACAAAGAACTTGGTACCGGATTAAAACTCGTGGTTGAAAGGGATGGCAAGGCGGTTGATATTTCAAAAGGCACTGCATCCGATACCCAAGAGCAGATTGAGGATTTAATCAAAATCAATCCGGTGGTGTTTGAAAGAACGGCCTTTGTTGGTCAGGGAGATATTAAGCCGTTTGCATCCCTGACAGATAGAGAACTCAAAGCGACATTCGAAGAGGCACTTGGGCTTAGGTTTTTTTCTGAAACTTTCGAAAAAGTGAAAGTGAAAAGAAGGACGCTTGAGGAAAATCTCATAACGACAAAAACCAATAGGGAGTCAACCGAAAGGGATATTGAAGAATTGAAGATTAAAAATGTCAACATTGATGATAAAATTGCGGGAGAAAAGAGGCATGCAATTGATAAACAAAATGGCATCCGGGATGAAATCAAAAGACTCGTTGAAGAGCGATCAATCGCAGAAAAAGAACTTCATGAAGCAGAACGTACAGAGGGGATTGGGTCTACACATTTGGCTGCCAAGTACAAGGACGAAATATTTAAAATCCAGTCTGAAATTGATAAACTCGTCGAACTGGACGAACAGCTTTCAGATAAACTTTCCGTCAGACGTGAAAAAATGGCTTCTATGAGGACTTTAGAGGATACTGTAAGGATTAACATGGAAAAGAATCAAAAGTCCATTGTAGACGCCAATACGAAGCTTGAAAAGGGCTGTCCGGCCTGCAAGCGTCCGTTCGATAAAAAAGCGCTCAACGATTACATCAGTGAAATCAAGGGACAGCTTGAAAAATCCAAGGGCGATATGTCCGAAATTGCAGATGGAAAATCAAAAATCAATAAAGACATTGAAAAGCTAAATCCATTAAGGGGACAGCTTGAATCTAAAATTTCAGACTTTAGAAAAAAAATATCCGAATATGAAATTGCCATTGAAAGACAAAATGCAGAAAAAAAGGCACTTATTGAGTCTGTCGAGCGTCATAAAAGAGATATTGAAATCAATGATAAAAGAAAGGCCGAATATGAAGCAAAGCTTGACAGGGTAAGAGAAGAGCTTGAATCAATAGTGCATGACCTTGAAAAGACAAAAACAACGAACAATGCCGAAATTAATGTTCTGGAAAAATCAATCGAGAGATATGACGGGGACATTAAAGCGATTGAAAAAAATGTCAACGTTTTATCCCTTCTTGAAAAGGCACTTGGAAATGGCGGATTGAAGTCGTATGTTTTTGACTCTGTAACTCCAATTCTCAATAAAGAAATTAATGAGATGCTTTCCATTCTTGATCCGGCCATCAGCGCCGAAATCAGCACCTTGAAAAAACTAAAATCCGGTGATTTTCGGGAAAAATTCGATGTGAAAATTACCAATCTCAACGGCGCCGATTCTTACAACGGCAACTCTGGTGGTGAAAAGGCCAAGGTGGACCTTGCCATTGCCCTTGCCTTTAATCATCTTGCTCGAGATATGGGTGGTGATGTTGGTGTTCTGTTTTTGGACGAGCCTTTTGAGGCGCTTGACGATCAATCATCTGAGGCTGTTGTGGATCTCTTATCGTCATTTGATGCTGAAAATATCTTTGTCGTATCTCATAATCCTGCCATTCAAGATATCGTTTCAAATCGTATTGTTGTCGAAAAGACAGATGGCTTTGCAACGGCAAAATATATTTAATCTTGATTTTTACAAAATAAAATGGATAAGTAAGTATTTATTTATCCATTTTTCATCTTTAAGGAGTTCTTATGTCGATTTTAGCGCTCGATCCAACTCTTGGAAAAATGGGTTATTGTCTTTTTGATGAGAATCTATTTCCCATTGATCTTGGGGTTTGGAAAACAGAAAGGTCAAAAGACAAAAAAACAAGGGTTTCGGATGATGATTCGGTAAGGACAATGCAGATGGCAAGGTATTTGGCCGAATACGCCTTAAAAAACAACGCGAAGGGCATTATGGCTGAAAGACCAAGCGGTTCCATGACGGCATCAGCCCTGAAATCTTTCAGTATTGGAAATGCCATTATCGATTGCGTTTCGGCCCTTCTTAATATTCCGGTTGAGTTCTGCACGCCATCTCAAACAAAGCTCGGCGTTACGGATAAAAAGACAGCATCAAAAAAAGATATCATGAATGCTGTTTGTGAAATTTACTCATGGAAAGTAGAGAAAAAATCGGTCAATTCAAAGCGAGGGGTCAGAATTGATCAAGTCTATTTTCCGTTGGGAAGAAAAATGGCCGCCGGTACGTTCGAACATATAGCCGACGCCATTGCCGTTTTCCATTATTTGAAGCCATCATCACAAATCATCAAATTTTACTCAAAAAATGCCTTAGTAGCATAGGGAGAACTTTATGCCAGTGCCAGTTTATTTTTCTGAAAATGACTACGACGATTTTACAAGAAAACATATCTCTGATGCGGGGGCTGACTTTCGGTCTCCGGTTGATAAGACAATCCCGTCAAGGGGAAAGGTCATCATTAGTACCGGCCTTTATGTTGCTATTCCAGAGGGCCATGTGGGGCTTATCTGGTCACGTTCCGGGCTTGCTGCCGAGTTTGACATTGAGAAGGGGGCGGGATCTTTATGAGTAAATCTCAAACAGAAGCATTAACAGACGATATGGAAACCCCACCACTATGCGCTTGCGGGTGTGGCAATCCAGTTTTATGGAGTAAGTGGGATAGAAAATGGAATAAATACATAAATCATCATGCCTGGAGAAACAAAAAACATTCTAACGAATCAAAGAAAAAAATGTCCGAAGGTAGAGTTGGGATTTTTAACGGAACTGAAAAAACAAGGCAATTAATGAGCGAAAAAGCATCTGGAAGAAAAAACGGTAACTGCAAATATAAGTCGCTTAACGACAATTTACTTTTTAATATTGACACCGAGGCAAAGGCGTATTTGCTCGGTTGGATTGCAAGTGACGGTTCTGTTTCGGATTCAGGGTTCTCAATTGCCATAAAATCGGATGATATTGATTGTCTTGAGATATTGAGGGATTTGGTTGATCCAGAATTGCCAATAAAGACACGCAATGGGTTGATTTTTTTTTCAGTTAGTTCAAAACAAATGTCAGCGGATATATGTAAACACTTAAACATAAAGCCGGGAAAAAAATCCCATGACGTTTGCTTCCCGAAAATAGACGGAAACCTTGAATGGGTTTTTCTGAGAGGGTATTTTGATGGCGATGGATATGTAAATAATCCCTTAAAATCAAAAAAAAGATATCCTCGTTGTGACATTGCGTCTGTCTCCAAACAAATGCTGAACGGAATAAAGGATTTTTGCAATATACCGTGCAGTGTTGGAAAAAACAGAATTTATTGGTCTCATAATAATGCGTTGGATTTTCTTGGAAAATTGTATGAAGACGCAAATTTTTTTCTTGGTAGAAAAAGAGCTATTTACCTTGATTGGTGTGAGTGGGTTCCTTCTTTAAGGGGATTATATGGCAATACGGCATTTTTTAAATGGAATAAAGCAAGAAATGATGCGGTAGAGCCATCGAAAAAACGAGTTTCAGATAGCGGCTATGATTTGACCGCAATTGATATTTACAAAAAAAACGGAG